ATGGTATTGAATACCATATTCAGATTGAACATTTCAAACGGAATACACAAATTATGATATTTGGGATGCTTCTTTCTGAAAATTTCAAGCATCTCATTACTTGAATCGATACCGAAGTATTCATCCAAAGGTACTTTTAAAATATCAAGGAGCAGTCCCGTACCACATCCCACATCAAGAATTATTCCGGGAACATCAAAAAGCATCGAGGCTATTTTATTATTCTCCTCAATGCTGACTTCATCTTTAAACAGAGAATCGTAACTCTCTGCAATTGCATCATACTGATTTACTGCGTACATACTTTATTATTTTTTGATTTACAAAATAAAGATACCGAATAATCCATGAACAGACTATCCGGTATTAAAGAAGTTACTGACACGATTTGGCAGTAAAAAACTGAGATTCCATTATTTTTTCATTGTATAGCTTTTGGCATAGTTTTTGTTACATCATTTTAAATAATTAAAAACAAAAAATATGAAAGAAATTATTGCACTACAAGGTAGAGCACAATGTGGCAAAACAAGCACATTGAATCTTTTAATTGATTTATTAACAGTAGCAACAAGTAAGCACACTTCAATGCCCCTCCCACATAAAGGAGATAGACAAGAAATATTTAAAATTAATGGTGTTACTGTGGGTATTGCTACTGGTGGAGACACGCAAGCTATTGTCAAACAAAATTGCTTATTTTTTCAACAAAACAATTGCGATGTAGCGTTTTCTGCAATACGAACAAAAGGAAAGACATGTCAAGATTTAGATGCTTTTGCCAAACAATACGGATTAACAGTTAACAAACAATCCCAAAACA